GTCCGTTGGGACTTTCGCTGCATAATACAGCACGAAAGCCAATTCAATGTTCCGTTAATAAACTTGTAGTCTCCATATTAAAAATTCCATATGCGCATTTCTGCGTATACTTAAAAAAACTATGGTTCTTACAAATTATCAACGCAGAGATACTCTCATACATCTGGCTCTAGCATTGCTGCTAGACCAACCTGACGACTACTATCAGGATTTTTTGCACACCCTTCTCCAGTTGAAAGATATCGCTCTACATATGATTCCTTCTGGTCCTCATAAGTAGGCAACTCACCTTCAAAGTGATGTAACAGTTGAGCTCGTCGACATATCTCAGTCAATTTCTCAACGCGATCGTTGTACACATCCTCACCAAACAAGAAATATTCATCTAAGACACATTTAATGCCTTCTACTGCGTGTTCCTGTGGAGTGAGTATCTTACTTTCCAAAACACAATGTAGTGTCTTGTAGAGCGATGCTTCTTCAATCGGGCCGAGATATTGTTGGAACTCGGCGCTCCATACCATATTGCGCTTTAAAAAAGTGCATTCTGAAAGATCAATATATGGTATTGATTCTTGATCTTTTTGTGCCATGGTGTATGTTATATTATATGCTGCCATAGCATCAGCAATTGTGGTGTGGTTGAAATTAGGTCTATCTTCAGAGACGGACATAATATTATCATCCCCATAGCACATCAGTGCAACATGCCAATCAAATGGATCATTCTCGTCATAAGGATATATGTAATAATACGCACATCGTATATAAAGAGAATTTGCAAAACTATTTATGAAAACTGTTAATGGATGTCCCGAAGGGTTAGATCCAAAAATTTGTAGAAATTCCCCATTATATTCATAGATGGGGTAACAGATTTCAGTAGCAATACCTTGCATGATCTTAATCTGATCATCATTGTAACCAGCTTTCTTCGCCATATTAATTAAAATCTGGAAAGCAGCTAATGTCACTGATGCAGGCATTGTGGAATCATAATCTTTATAATCTCCAGCAACCATTCTTTTACGACCATATTTAGTAACATGTTTCGTGAATTTTGTCCAATCGGGACCATGAGCGTTAATACCTACAGCACACTCAAAAAGTTCAGAATTTTCCATAATTACTTTTGCAAGTGGAAGGAAATATTTCCTAACTAAGAGTAACCCAGGTAAAGGTGCGCCACAAAAAACTCTAACTTTCTTCTTAGTTAATTTTGTTGGTTCGTCCTTCAAATTAGCGCGGAAGATCATATAATATCTTTCTCCGCGCAAAAAAGCCTGTTCTGCTTTAGTTACTTCGTCCCATACCCATTTTGGACAATTAATTGGTTGAGATATTCCTGGTAAAGGTATATTGGATCGTGTCAAATAATGTGTCTTAGGTTTATTCCAAGGATGTCCCATAGATGACTTCATGTTAATACTATCTATACCATACACTCCATCAGCTCCAGCTAAATTGCTTTCATTACTAATAGGGTGTACTTTCTTCCATGTGCTGTTAGGCAGTCCTTCAAAAATTTTCGTCTCAAAGTCGCGTGCAGCACACATCAGTAAAGTTGGTGAGATTGATTTTACATGAGTCATATTGTTTAAATCAGCTTGCCATGGTTTCCATGAATTCATTTCTGAAGGTGGTCCATGTTTGCATTCTACACCCATGACCTCTTCCACTAAAGGAGATATAATGGTCTTAACGACTCTAGATGTAAATTTGCGTCTACATCCGTCATGGGCTCCATAAGCGACCACAGTAGCATTATCATCTAAGAAATTAAGTGGACTCTTTTCATGTATAACGTTTAACAAGTTGACGTTTGGACAACCCCCTTGTTCTTCAAGTTTCAGTGTTCCAGTATTGACAGAAAGACACACACCATATCGTTCTTTAATTAAACTAATGGCATTTAAAATTTCTTCCTGAGTAACTGAACAAGCTCCTCCCATATTAGTGCCAGTATTACCAGCAAAATGGAATCCTAAAATCCTAGGAGTAATATCTTCGCTTACTAAAACAGACATGCACTGACCGAAAAACGTAGGGTATTCAGTCTTATATGCATATCCACGTGTAGATATAGTATTTGAAGTAATAACTCTAGGCAGAGCTTTGACTTTCTGAATTTTAACAACTGCTTCATCATTCTTATATAAAAGTGCAGCAGTACAAGATTTCTCTTGTCTTGATAAGGGGAAATATGGTAACATATCCTTATTGTCACCGCCCGAAGGTACATATACTAACATAAATTCGGTATCTTCAACCGGCACCATGTGTACAGGAGACAATAAAGCCTTAAAATTACTACCAACAGTCTTAGGATCTCTCCTTACGAATGTTGCTTGCAATTCATTTCCTTCCACAGCATGTCGATTAATCAACCAAAGATTACTACATATTGGGAAAGCATTAGAAGCAAATCTTTTCCCTGTATTCAATTCAACGCATGTCATATGCGCCAAAACTTCCGCACATTTCTGCACTAATTGTGCATGTGTAGTCGTTCTGCTTTGAATAGAAACAGGTATAGGTTCGCGTTCAGCAACCTTCCAAGGATTAATCCTAGGTACTTCATCAGGTTCAGGTGTTTTAACTTCATCACCTTGGTTGTGTAGAGACTTATATCTGCGATATAATGAGCGCAAAGCACAAAGAGTGGAAATAGTAATTATACCATATCCAGCTATCTTAATGCACTTCTTAGCTTTATCTTTATCATGTATCTTCAAAACTGTAAGAACATTATCCAATCTCTCGCATTTAGCAATAGTTTTAGATATATATCTATCAAGTTTAAAGAGTGATGATACAGCAGTCACACACATCAAAGTGAAATAGGAAACACATGCTATAGAAGTACATGAAATGAACAAACTAAAAAATGAGAAAATAGATAATATAATACCGTATATATCAATCTTATTCATTAAATATTTGCCCATACATGTACAACTATATTTAACACAATTCCTCATCCATAGATATACTGGGAAAAGGTACTTAGAACTCAAAACGAACATTTCCGTCTTACTAAAAGTTTCAATCAATTTATATTGATTTTCCAGAGGAGAATCACATGTACAAAATTGCCGATAGGCTCCACATGCGCACAATTGCTCTTTAAAAACAGACTGTGAATTCTTTATTAAATTATCCTGAACTCTAAAATGTTCAATTGATTTTTCTTTTAAGAAAGATAACAGAGTTGGCATATTTACCTTCTCCATCAACATTCCATTCCATTCTATAACTTTATATCCAATAGCATCAGGTTGTCCTAGTGCTCTTTTAATAGGACATACTCGTTCTACCGTGAAATCCCAACAATCAGGTATTCCATCTGGTACTTTAAAACCGTCGAGCATCTCAGAATCAGCCATTTGATATCGTGGATTAACTGTTGTAGTTATAGTGAAATCAAAACGTCTCACTATAGAAACAGGTTCATTGGAATAATGATATGCCAACAAATCTTTCCTATTAGTAGTTCCCACAACAAATTTAGGTTTGATCATGACTGTTCCTTTGGAGTCAACATCAGCTTTAAGTGCATTCTTAGGATCATTATTAATGAAATCAATGATCAACTGACAATGATTACCTTCCGCTGCAGCAACTGTAGCATTAGCAATATCATCAATAATTACACTTGTGGCTGTAGATGAATAATCTGATTGATATTTATCACTAGCATTCAATGTACAAATGGAATCTCCCCCAGTGGGGAAACCATTGGTTGCCATTAGAAAATGCAATATAGGATTTAACATCGTAGTTTTACCCACACCAGATCCACCAAACAATAACAAACTAAAAGGTTTAACACGAATAGACGTGTTTTTCCTAAATTGAATGAGTTTAACTAAAACTCTATCTATTTGTTGTAATTTTGTGGTTAATACATTTCTATATGCACCTGCTGGGGTTATCTTCAGATATTCATGAGTTCTCAAAAGAACTGACTCAACTAATTTCTCATACTCAATGAGAGACATATTTAGCGAATCCAAATTGTCTGCCTCAATCAAAGTTATATGACTAACTACAAATGAAAAATCTTTCTCATATTGTAATAAAGTGTTGTCAGAATATAATAAACGCCATGCATCCTTACTTACAAAGGCCTCATGCCCTCTCTCAAGGAAATACACAGCAGTTTCTATAATGACTTCAACAATATCAGTCAAATTTTGAACTTTTTCTTCAGCCTGACAATGGAATATATTAAAACCTTTATATGAAAAATCCAAACTCGTCTGTTTGCACAAACCAGTGGATAAAATCACAGAAATGAATTTATATAATTTCCTAGCGGTCTCACTATTCTTAATATTTGTCCATGATTTAATAATACTACGAACATCTGTGAAAACTTTAGTTTGATTATCCATAGGTCCACTAATTTCAGATTTGGCATCATCGAAAAAATCATCTTGCCACACATCAGTAGAATATGGATCACCAGGTCTGCGTACATATGTTTCAAACGGTGCCCAGCCACTATCAGTGACTTCGGTCCTATCTAAGTACATAGCAGAACAAACTCCAAAGATCTCATCAAAATAATCAAATATTTTACATAACACTGACCTATCATAATAAATGCCTAGGTATAAATTCAGTGTACAAATAAATTGACTCATACTATTACATTGTTTAAGAATACATAGCATAGAAAGTAACTTATCAAGATGAAACATCATTTGATCACCAGTTGGAATTTCTGGTAATATTTTAAAATGCAAATCACTAAGATACACATATTTTGATATCTCTTTCTTCTTTTTAAAATCACTTTCCCTTGCTAGTTGTTTCCTATCTTTAGACACAACTTTACTTCCAACCAGTTTCTTTTTTCCTTCACTAATCATCTTACTGGTGATTTTCCTTTTCTGTAACGAACGAGCAAATTCCTTAGGATCCATTTCCG